AACTCCACAGCCTTGCGAGCGCCTTCGGCCAAACGGATTTCGACTTGGGCAAGTTGCTCTTGCAGGAGACCGGCCCGACCGCCTTGGCCTGAAACCTGCGCAGTGTTGATCTGTTCAAGCAGCAACCGTTGCTGATTCCGTAGATCGTCGAGACCGCGCTCAGCGCTATCTCGAACAGTCTGCAAGCCTTGCTGGCGGACTGAATCAAAGGTGTTTTCCAAATCTCTGATGATGACGCCAACCTCATCAGCGTTGACGCCGAGGAGTGCCATCTGTTGAGGATCGCCGCCAATTGCAGACCAGAAATCGATCCCCTTCTCGGTGGCCGCTTCGAGTTCACTTTCGATCGCCCCGATGGAATCCTGCAACGTGTTGAAGCCCGCGGAACCGGGCGACTGAAACCGCAGGCTGTCAACAAGAGCCTGCCGCCGTTCCATCAGATTGTTGATCTCCCGCTCGATCGCCTGCTGGTCAGCCTGAGCGAGCGCTTTGGCGTTGGCCGCGTCAAATTCGAGGCCGACCGTGCGGGCAATCTCCTGCTTTTGTTCTTCGCTCAAAGTGAGGCGACGTTTAGCATCCTTGGTCGCCTGCTCTTCGGCTGCCCGAATTGCCGCGGCGATCTTTTGGCGACGCTGTTCAAGGAGCAGCGAACGACCGATCAAGACGTTGGTGCGTGAAGTGAAATCGGCCTGAATTTCCCGATTGCGATTGGTGCGCTCGATTTCGAGATTGAAATCGGCCTGCAATTCGGCGAGGCTCTTCCCCCCACCACTACGGGGTTTGCGGTTACGCTTCTTCTGCTCTTCCTCGAACTTACGGTCGCTCTCCAACTTCTGCTGGCGAGCACTTTCGGTGTCGAGCGGATCGATAAGGTCGGACGTGCCGGTGTTGGTGGCCCGTTCAACAAGATCGATCGCACCGAGACCTTGACGATTCGCGGCCCTTTTCGCTGCTTCATCGCGCCCGAGTGCGTTGAGGGCGGCTGCTTCAACACTCAAGCCACGCAGCCGGTTGATGAGGAACGTGGCACCAACTGCCGCGTTGTCCATTTCACGGCGGAGACCGCCCATGGCATCGCTTGTCGAGAGGAAGTCGGCAAAATCCGACCAGGCGTTACCCATCGCCTTGGTCATCCGCGACCATGACGTTTCAGTTTCGCGCGCGCCCTGCTCAGCCTTGTCGAAGAAACGTGCAAAGGCCAGCGCCCGCGCGTCGCTCTCCTGCCCGCTTTCGAACATTGCCCTGATCTGCTCACGCTCAGACAGCGTGAGGAAGTTTATCTGATCGTCGAAGGCTGCTATCTCGTCATAGCCGCCACTGAAAGCCTTGGCGACATCGGCGGCGGCTTCCGTGAGGTCCTTGCCGGTAATGTCGGCGAGGTTCTGTGCGGCTTGCCCGAACTCGTCGATCAATTCAGGCCGGATTGATTCAGCAAGAAAGGTCTTTACCGCCTCTGTTGCGTCCTCAAAACTGGCCCCGTAGTCATCAAGTGCTTCGACGTTGGCGATCAGGGCTTCGGTGTTGTTTCGCGCCCCGTCAGCCGAGAGGCGCAGATTTGCATCGAAGTCGCGCTGCAATTTTGCAACTTCTGCGAGCCGTGACATCCCAATGATGACAGGCGTGATAGCAATCGCGACAAGGCCCAAACCCTTCGCATACTTGAGAATGAAATTGAGGAACTGCGGGAAGATTTGGACAATCTGACCTGCCTGCTGAGCAAACACCTGCATCGGCGGTTGCCCGCTGGCTAGACCCGAAACCACGTCGTTGATTTGGAACGAGAGGTTTTGCATCTCGAAGGGCCGCAGACCAAGAATGCCTTTGATCTCTGCCGAGCCGTTACGATTGACCGATTGCTGAGCCGCATCGACCCGCTTCAACTTGCCTTCGAGGCGCTCAAGTTCCGCCGCGAGCGTGCGGATGTTGATCTTGCCAGCGTTGTAGAGGTCGCGGGCTTCCTTCATCTCGGCGTTGATGCGATCCTGCGCGACGGCCAAAGGGCGAGCGCGGGCGAGCAAGCGCGCCGCAGCGGCGTCAAGTTGGTCGTTCGCCGCTGCGGCTTCTTTTGACGCTTGGGCCGATTTACGTTTGGCCTCAGCTTCCTCTTCGAAGGCCGCAATGATACCTGCCCGACGAGAAGCTGTATTATCAGGAGCGTCCGCTGAGGGGACCCCGAGTTGTTGATTGAAGGCAGCCTGCGCGCGCCGCTGTGCAACCTCCTCGCGGGCAGCCGCTGCTGCCGCGAGATTTGCTGCCTGTGCCGCTTCCTTCTGCGCGATCAGGGCACGCTCGGCCTCACGAGCGGCGGCTGCGGTTCGCAGACCCTCTCGCTCGCCCGCGTCGCCCATTTCGCCGATCGCGATCTGCGCGGCGGTGGCTGCATTCTGCAAGCCCTGAAATGCGTCGCCAGCCGCAATAACGTCGGCCCGCTGAGCAGTTAGTTTCGTTTCAAGACGACCGGCTTCGGCGACAAGTTCGCGGTAAGCCGCCTGGGCACCGGCCAGGCGTGCGCCCATTTCGGCGCTGCCGTCGTTCTTGAAGGCGATTGCGGCATTGGCAATTGCGTTCCGGGCGGCTTCGATCTGCGCCGTCAGAGAGGTGTAGCGCGCCTGATTCTCGGCGAGGGAGGTTTCCTGTGAAGCAAGAGAACGCTGCGACGCTGAGACCGATTGCTCGATCTTAGCCATCGCGCCATCGATCGCTGAGAATGCCCCTGCGAGATTTTGCAAAGAGCCGCCAGTGCGCTCACTCGAACTTGCAACGTCATCCTGCGCGCTTGTGAGTGCGCGAAGTGCGGCTGAAATGGAGTCGATGGCACGAGCGGCTTCATTGCGTGCCCGGATGACAAGCTGAACATCGCGCTTCGCCATCGACTCCTCACTTCCTCAAAAGGTCAATCAGTCCGCGAAAATATCCACCGCCCTCTTTGGACATGATGGAAGCCGCTGCGGCTTGGATCAGTGTTGCCTCGGTAGAGAGGCGTTGGTTCTCCCGCTCAGAGACCAGTTCGGCTTCCTGCCACACTAGCCAGAGGGGATATTCGTAGGCATCGGCGTGTCCTGCGGCGAGGAGGGCTGAGCACTTTTCGCGGAGTCCGTGGACGAACTCTGCTGCGGTGATCCGGGCTGCGCCAATGTGCTTTTCACGTTTGCTGACAGGCGCTCGATCAGCATTGCTAGGTTTCCCAAGCCACCAACCGTTTCGACGGTCAGAAGGGCGATCTTTTCGAGCGCGATCAGTTGCGCACCAAAGTCAAGCTGGCGTGCCTTGGAAATCGCCTCGTCATCAGGCTCACCCGCACCGCGGGCAATGATCTCAGCCACCAGTTCGGGAACCGTGACGGCCAGGTTGATGAGAAGGTCGGTCTCCTGCTCCCCCTTGCGGTAGGAATCGAAGATGTGCTCGACATGAGATCGGTGCCCAATGAAGAGCGCCATAATATCTCCGACGTTGAGGGGGCCGACGGTGAACTCACCGCCGACCACCTTGATCGTCTCTCTGTGAAGCACAATGCTCTTGAGGCTACCCATGTGTCCCTAGCCTTCCTGTCAGACCGTGTAAGGTTGACCGTTCGAGTAGATGGCTTCCCGATTGGCGGGCTTGATGACTTCCACCGAGAACGGGGTCGTCATCCAGTCGTCACCCTTGAGCGGGAGATCGCCATTCGGAGAAATACGAACGTGCGCCATCCGGTAATCGATATCATCGCCTTCGGCGTTGAAGGCGATGAACATCAACGCACCTTCGATCTGAGCATTGCCCGAGATCGTGCGGTCGTAGCTGATGGCGGCCAGGTCGTAGGTCAGTTCGACATCGGCACCATCGACCGCCACGAGCGAATTTTCGAGGAAGGTGATGATACCGCGCGGCGCGTCGAGCGTGTAATCGACATCAGCAACCAGCGGGGTCGCGCCGACGACCGCTCCCGTAATGGAGACCTGGTGGACGCCCATCGGCAGGGCGTCGCTTTCGCCAATCTGATAAGCGCGACCGCTCTTGATACCCACGATCGTTTCGCTCTCGCCGACTGCCGAAGCCTGGGTAACAGTGCCAGCGGAGCCGAGGAAGAACAGCGCGAGGTTTTCGAGGCTGATGTCATCGCAGGTGAACGTCCCGGCGAAGTCGGTTTGCAAATTGACCGACTTGTCCTTGATCTTCGTGCCGCGGTCCATCGAGTAGTGAGCCAGCGTTTCGCTGCTCACGTTGAGGTTAAACTCCGGCGTATTGCCGAGGTAGCGGAAGCCATCGGGGATCAGAGTCCCCGGCTTGAACGAAGCGAAGTGGATTTCACCCCGTCCGAGAGTCTGATTTTGTTTCGCCATTGGCTTGCTCCTTTGAAAGACGATTCACCATTAAGTTGAAATAACGCTAGAGGAAAGGGAAAAGTGGGTCCTCAAACGTCTTGAGCGTCACCCCGAGCCAAAAATAAGCCTTGGCTGAGACTTCATCGGCGGGGCGAACGACCCCTGGCCCGAAACTGAGTTCTTCAATCCGGTTGTGTTTACGACGCCCGCCGAAGCCGAGCGGGTTGGGAATGCGCCCGGAATCATCGCGTCGATTACGCTCAACAGCCAGTCGGTGCCTGATGTCGGCAAGGATGATGTAGGCCGGATCGGTCGGATCGTCCTTATCGTCCTGCACGAAGCCTTGAACGATAAGGTTCCAGTCGTAGGTTCCGGTGGTGGAATCGCGAGGCGGCTCAGCCAGTTCGTCGGCAGGGTCGGGCCGTTCAAGGATTGCGACCATCGGTAGGGGATCGTTGTCACCGAAGAACGCCCGACCCCGATAGACGCGCCGCATCTCAGCGCCGTCTGTATGAATGAACGTGCCGAGGTCGCTGGTATATCCGTTCGCCGGGGTGATCGAGGCGACCACTTCGGTCAGTGCGTCGAGCACGCGGCTCTTGAAGGGGACGTTTTCAGGCATCAGTTGAACCTATCCAGCAAGCGGAGAAACTCGGCTTCGAGAATATCGGAAGTTTCGGGTGCGATCTCTTCTGCGGTCGAAGCGAAGACCTGATCGACACTTGGGCCAAAGAGGAGGTAGAGATTACCGGCGACTTGAAGCATCCGGCGCTTGTTCTCCACCCGCTCACCGGGTTTCAGGCGAATAGCGAGTCCCTGATTTGACTTGGTATCGATCGGCGCACTGCCCGCGCGCAGTTTCATCAGAAAGGCCCGCCGCATCAACTGGCCTGAGCCGGGTTTGACGCGAACACGAACGCCCCGGCTGCTCGATGACGTAGCGAAACGGGCGAGCGAAGTGGGTCGGAAGCGACCGCGAATCCGCGCCTCAAGATCGTTTTCGGTTGCGCTCTTCGTGATCGACAGGCGGCCATTGCCATCGGACAGGTAGGTTGCCGAGAAGCTGACCTGGTCCCTGATCCGCCGAGAAGCTAGAGTGCGGGCCTTCTTCGTTGTGGTGTTGATAGCCATCCGGGCAAAACGGAGCACGCTCGCGGGCATTTCGTCGATCGAGGCGATCGTTTCGTTCAAGCCTTCCACAGCGACGACGTAAGGACTGCTCATGGCAATTCGACCACCGGAATAGGAAGGCCGATCGTTTCGGCCAGGGGCATGATAGAGACATCGGCTGTGCGGGTGATGTCGTTGGTGGGATCGGTGCGTTCAACGCGGTATGCTTCACCTGCGACGACGGAGAAGATTCCCCCGTTGCGCGCGTCAGCCAGTTGTTCGACGAGGAAGATCACGCGGGGCGAAACTTCGACCATCTGCGCGTAACCCTTGACCTTTGATCCCATGTCGCCGGTTTGGGCAAACTGGCGATGCACGCGGATATCGACGGGAACCGGATCGGCCCCGTCGAAGGCAATATAGAGCGCCGGGACTTCCAACTGTTCGTGGATGTCCCGGCGTCCCTTGCGCAGCACCTCACGGAAGCTGCGGCGAGGCATCTTAGAGCAAGTCCCCGCTGTCGGTGCCAGCGGCGGCTTCGTCAGCGGCAGCCTTCTCGGCAGCGGCGGCTTCGTCAGCGGCAGACTTCTCGGCAGCGGCGGCTTCGGCCTTCTTCTGCTTGGCGGTCTTGGCCTTCTTCTGCTTGGCGGTCTTGGCCGGAACCTGGTCGTCAGCGGTTTCGTCGCTCAGATCGTCCGAGCCTTCCCGAACTGCACCGAGCGCGACCATTTCGTCGGCTTCTTCACCAGAGAGAACGATGGTATCGCCCGGATTGGTAATGACAGTTTGACCTTTGACGCGGCGTTCGATGCGATTGATTGCTGTGAAAGTTGGCATGATATTTGTCCCTTTCGGTTTGGGGAAATCCCGAGGGCCGAAGCCCTCGGGAGCCTTGTTTGCAGGAAGTTCCGGGCGATTAAGCCAGAACCGTCGCCTTGAAGGTGACGTTCGGATTGACCGGAACCATCAGCGGGGCGGACTGAGTCATCACGAACTCGCCAGCCGGATCGTCCTGACGGAAGTTCCGGGGGAACTTCTCGAAGGGGCGATACTGCGCATACGGGTCCTGAATCGCACCGAAGCAACGATAACCCATCATGCTCGGGCCGGTCAGAACCACGGCCTTCGGATCGAGGAACGGCACAATGTCGCCAGCGTTCGTCTCGTAATAATCCGAATAGACGTAGGCTTGCAGATCGGGTGCAAGCTGACCGACAAATTCGATTTCGGCGTCAGCCGAAATCCCGGTTCGGACGTTGCCGTCAGTGCCACGGGTGTAGAGGTCGAGCAACGCCTTGATCTCGTCGCTCTTCCGCATGACATCCCAAGCGTCGGCACCGATGGTGATGCGGTTCATCCGGCCACCGAACGAAGCCCGACGCGCCAGCGTGCGCCACGATTCGATGTTCTCGACGATGGTGGCGGTCCCTTCGTTCCACCGGGCACCAGCGCCGAGGGCGACGGTGTGGGCAGCGTCACGTTGGAAATCGACTTCGCGCTCGGGCATCAGATCGTCGCCGATCACAACCTTGCCGTCGATCACAGCACGCGCAGCCAGCCATTCGAGAGAACGATCGATCGCTTCGTTGTGCTGCACGATGATGTCAGCAATCACAGCTTGACGGCGCTGTTCCGGCGACATCGGCGTCGGGGCGAGCAGTTCCCCAGGCTTGCGCTTCATCACGCGATCCGGCGACACAGCATCCTTCGGCTTGATGTAGGCGGGCTTGACGCGATTCAGGATGGCCCGACGGCTATAGATCGGCTTACCCTGCGCAAGAGGGGTAACGAACGGCGCCAACTTCCGGCCCTGATGCGGAATCTTCTCGAAGTCGATATACTCGTCGTCCGAGTTGATCTGGTTCGAGAACATCGCCGCCCAATAGAAGTTTACAGGGTCTTCTTCCTGCATCACTCCGAGGAGGGATTCAGTATCGTAGAACTGAGGGGTGATAGTCATTTCTTGCTTTCCTCTTCTTGAGAAAGGTCGTGCTTAACGGGCGGCGATTAGCCGACCTTCTGCAAGACGATGTTGGTGGGGGTCGGTGCGCCTTCAAACGCAGCCAGCTTGTCCGCTTCCGTTGCGAAAGAAGCATCGAAAACCAGAGCATCGACGTTGAAGTTCCCGCCGCGGATCAGGCCGACTTTCTGCACGTTTCCGCTCGCGAGAATCGGGGCGGGCAAAATGCCGATCGGGGCAATCGGAGTAGCCCCACCGAGAACAGCCGGAACGAGCGCACCGGCATTGACGCCGACCACGGTGAAAGCCGCCATCGCAACCGTGCCATCGGCTTGGTAGCCTGGGACAGTCAGGAATGCGGGAGCATGGCCGGTCAGGAGTTCGTTGTAGCTAAACTCCTGGGTGTCGATACCCTGCGCAACGCCTTCGCCGCCATAAGGGATATTGGGCATGAGATTATTCCTTCACTAAAAGGTTGAACTCAAAGGCGCGATTAAGCGACCTTCTTCGGGCCGAAGCCGGTGGCAGCCTTGCGGGCAGCGATGAGCGACTGAGCGCCGGTCGGCTCGTTGCTACCTTCGCCGTGATCGTTGCCGCTCAGGTTCGGATTGCCCGTGCTCGTCATCGCCTTGTCGAAGCGATTGGCACCGACGCCAGCGCCTTCGCCACCAGTCGAAGCAACCGGGGTCGCTTCTTCGGGCAGCTTTGCGAGGAAGTTGGTCGCCGCCTCAACGCTCATCTCGGTTTCCATCGCCACGTTCTGCGCGGCCACGGGGCGGTTCTTGGCTGCATCGCAACCGAGGATCGCGGTGATGCGCGCGCGTTCGAGCGATGCGCCTTCACGCAAAGCTTCTGCGCGGGCGGTATTCACGGCGGCCTCAAGGGTCGCCGAAGTGTCCTTATCCTGGGACATAATATCAGACTCCGTTTCGTTGGACATTTCGGCCTCGAATGAGGCCAGGGCTGCTTCAAGCGGGCCAGCCGAATCGGCCAATCCGTTTGAGGTGGCTTCGGTCGCGGTGAAGGTGTCGGCTTCGGTTGCCCGAACCTCGTCTTCACTCATCGTCCGGTGGCGTGCCACATGGGACACGAACACTTCGTAGAGTTCATCAATTTGCGCCTGCATCCGATCCTTCACGGCTTCGGGAAGCGGCTCGTATGGATTGCCATCGACCTTATGCTTTCCAGCGTAGATGAAGGTGACTTTCATCCCCATCGCATCCATACGCTTGCTGATGTCGGTGTGTGCGG